GCCACTATGATCGACAACGAATGCGCCAAGCATCCCTCTAATCCGGCCAGTTCCTTCCGCCCAATCTACAACAACCAGATCGAGCGTGTTTTTGGCCTTCACTTTCATCCAATGAAACGAACGCTTGAACTCGTACTTGCCATCCAAAGGCTTAACAATCACACCTTCACCGCCCGAATCCATCACTTCTGCGTTGACTTGGTAGATTTCATCCATCGAGTTACAGATTCGGCCATCAGACAGAACGACTTGTGCAAGATCACCCAACTGAGCGTCTGCAATGATCTTGGACAGAACTCTGCGACGAGCGTGGTAAGTATAGACACACTTGCCCTGTTCAAAGTCTGAGGCACTCATTATGTCAAACAGGAATAAAGAGACGTTGGTGTTTTTGCTTTTGCGGTGAACCGCCCCAACGGTTTCGTTAAATCCCGCCACTGCATCCATAATCTCACCATCAACGACAATCGCCTCTTCTCCGTAAACCTGCACCGCACTCTTGGCTACTTCATTCAACTGCTCAACAATTTTTGGGAAGTCTCCCTTGAGTAGCTTTCCAGTCCGAGAGAACAACTTGGCCGTTCCACCGCTCAGATAAGCAATACAGCGAACGCCATCATATTTAGTCTCAACGGCAACTGGAAAAGACTTGATTCGCTTTTCCTCAAACTTGTGAGAAAGCTGAACCTTAAATGATGGAACGTATCCAGGGCGCAGGCCGTTTAGAGCGGTGGCTGTGATTCCGCACCGCATGTCGCCAATCAGCATGTTCGTCAATACTTCATACGCCTCAAAGCAAAGGCTTTCTCGACACTCGGTTAGGAAACTGATTAGGCCGGCACCAGAGATTTGTCGATTCTGACACATCACGACTTTAGCTTGCAGTTCAGGAGACAGACTTTCACCTTCGCCGCGCGTTTCGCTTGCAACCTCTTCAACCTTTGCAACGGTTCGATCACTGATGCCACTTGTCTTTAAGTGATTGTAGGCGTTTGAGAATACATACTTAAAAGACGCATCATCAATGATGGTATCTAGCAGTGCCGTCTTTGCATTAGAAGCGCCACTGCTGACCGCATTAAGGTCTCTGATTCTTGTGCTGACTTCAACTAGGTCAATTATCGTCATGCTGTTTCTCCTTCTTCGATTTCTATGCCAACTACTGTAAGAGAGCTGGTGTTGTTTTCGATCAAAACCGTTCCGTCCATCGTCCAGTCGATATAAACCTCACGCTCATAATGACTGCCACCGAGGTCTAGCCGCTTACATGCCAGTTCAGCGATTAGGCGATCAATCTCTTCTTCGTCTTGAAAGTGACAGTCTAGGTGAGCGACTTCATCCTCCTCGTCGCATAGTCGCCAAATCACTGTGCAGGTACTTTTACTTGTCATATTGCCGCCCCCTTGTTTTCTGTTACTTGTATTGTTTTCAAAATTGCAGATGGGCTGAACTCGACCATCTCGGTTTCTTTTCTTGGTGCTTTCTTCAATGTCGCAATAGGTCGCTCAACCGAAACTCCCGTGAAGCCTCTCAAGTAGGACTCAGACTTTCGATCAACCCTCGGCGTGTCTTCTTCCATCGGTCTTGCTTCAATTACTGGCTGCTGATAACGCTCATAAAACAAAGCCTCTTTAGCTGTCAGTTCCTTCTTTCTATAAGACAGAGCGGTACAGGTCTTGTCACTGACGCAGCCAGCGCAATCTTTGAAACTGTCGGCAGGTAGCTTTCCAGTCAGAGACTTCTCCATCACCATGAGACAAATCGCATAGCTTTGGCTCAGACCCGTTGGTACGCATTTGATGCGGTAGGTGTTATCACCTCTTTTTGAATCAGATATGCTCATGCCCAATCCCCTCCATATTCTCTAGGCCATACGGTCGCAACCCTGCTTTCTCTTTGGCGACGCTCATACTCTTCCGTTGAAACCAGCTTTCCAGATTCGTCCAGCTTCATAAATAAATCAGACTTCCAGCCCGATTCTTTTAGCGCATTCCATTTAGTGAAAAGTTCGGTCACTGGGGAGGTGATCTCCGTCACGACCTTTTCAGGACAACGCGCCAAGTCCCAGTCACCGAGTATGTGATCAAAATGCACAGCACCCTTTTCGTCTGCCGAAGGCTTCTTTCTTAGAGGCTCGTATCGGGGCATTTTTTTCATTCTTTTTCCTTACTAATTATTTAGTATGATTCTATTATATAACAAGTGCAGTGGGGGTCTAGCTTGGGAGCGCACGACCCATCTTGATTTGCATGAGCAGCCTTAGAGCGGAGGACTTCGTAATCTTCGTTGATGCTTTTAGCGCCTTTAAGATTTCAGCCTTGCTCGCCTCGCCAGGGTCTTTTCCATCATTCAGGATTGCGACTCTGGCATCGAGACCGAGTTGCGTGATCAGCAGTGAGGCTTTGATCGCTTCCTTGACGGACTTTGAATCTCCGTCCCACATGAAGATTACTGACTTCAATCCCCAGTTCCTTTGTGCGTACACCAGCGCCGATATTTGATCGTTCTCGCCTGTGTTGATAGAACCAGACAAGTGCATTCCAAACGACGCTGTAACGCCAATAGCGTTGCCCACAGCATTCATTATTCCCACCGCATCGAACACGCCTTCACAGATGATGATGTGCTTGTGACCCTGACAAGCATTCAGGTTGTAAAGATAAGCTGACGTACTCGCCAACCCTGGTGGAAACTTATATCGCTCGTTGGCATGACCTGTTGTGTCTCGACCCTGAAACGTCACCACCTTACCGAACATATCTTTGATTGGAATGATGATGCGTCTGGAGTAGTCCTGAACGCGCTGTTCTCCGTCCCAAGACACATAATCATAGCCACCGGTGTCTGCATAACCCATGTCGAGGCTTTCGATAATGGACTGCGAGTAGCCGCGACCTTCGAGATACGACTTTCCTGCTTCGGACTGGAAGGCAGGAACGGATTTCGGAAGAGTGACGCCATCAACAGACGCTTCTGGCATTTCGACTTTAGGGCGGGGCGGTGTCCAGCCCGATTGCTCTACATATCTCTTGATCGTTTGAGCGGTCGCCTTAAAGTCAGACCCTTCGTAGTTTTGGGTGAACGAAACAAGGTTCAGACCTGGATGATCTGCACAGTCGCCACTAAAGCAGTTGCCGACTCCTGATTCCGCGTTCATGTACACCTTCCATTTGGCCGTCCCGCAGCGAGGGCACTCCTTGATATTGATCTGAGTGCCTGATCTGCCTCTTGTTAGCTTGTAGTCCACACCGAGCCAGTTCATGTAATCTTCTGGGTCGATTGTTTCGAGTAGGCTGCGGAACGAATCCATTAGTGAATCTCCATGATCTCTGAGATAAATCGCATTTGAGATAGGTCTTGCTTAACGCGAATGGAGAACTCGCCGCGCTGGTTACGAGACGCTGCAAAGAACAGCCGAGCCTCACCACGCGCTTTCTCTTCTTCGGTAGAGTTAAGCGAAATCAACAGGTCAGCAATACGAACCTTGTTGTAATCTTCTGCCACGTTCTCTGCTTTGGTTGTTTCGTTCTTTAGGGCGTCACGGTTGGCCTGTGTCGCGGTTAGCATCGCCACGTCGTACTCTTGGGAGATTGCACGAAGATCAATCCACACCTGCTTGCTGTTCTCGATAGGGGACGAGGTGTAAACCTCGGGTGACATAATATCTGCGTAATCGACTACGACCATGTCGAACTTAACACCCTGCGCGAGATAGTTTTCCAGCAAGCGTCTTAGGTCGGAACCCTTCAACGAACCCGTTGGATACTCATGCAACATCATCTTGCCGACCTTCAATCGAGATTTTGCGGAATCTAGCTTGGTCTTTACCTCGCTGATCTTCGCTTTCAACTCGTCCATTGAAGTGTGAGATACGTTTGCGTCCATACGCTCCGCAATGATGTTTCCTGCAACCTCTAAGGAGACGTAAAGCGTGTTGTATCCTTGCAGTGACGACTTCAATGCCAAATCGCCGAGGATTGTTGACTTACCCGCTTTTGCCGCCCCAAGAAATGCCGTCAATTCTCTGCGACCCCAGCCCTTGTGATAGAGCAGGTTGTTCAACTTGCTGTAACCGGTTGGGATTGAGTTCGGTTTTATCAGTCCTGCAACTTCATCCTTGCGGTGCTGTGTTCTGCGATCAATGTCGTCCCAAAAATCTAGGCCGACCGCTTCACTCATAGCACCAACACGAAACGCTTTCGCCATGCTTTCTTGCATCTTGGCGAAGTCTCGCTTTTCTAACAAATTGACCGACTCTAATAGAGAGCGTTCAATCGCTTGGTTTCGTGCGAACTCAGATACTTTGCCAATCACGAACTCTTTGTCACCAATGGACTCTTTTCTTAAGGTCTTAAACTCAGCAATCACATCAGGCATTAACTCAGCCCGAACCAATCGTTTCTTAGATGCGTCCTTGATCAATTCAGCCCAAACAGTCACATCGCTTGGTAGCATTTTGTAATCACGAAAATAGGTCAACGCGATCTGATACAGGATAGCCTGTGAGACGGAATCGAAATGCTGTGGCTCGATCAGTCCGTCAGTCCTTCGCATAAAGGATGTATCTCTGATTGCTAACGACGCCACCTTGCGCTGGAACTCTGCGTCAAAATCAAACCTGCTTTCCGTCTCACCTGCGATCTTTTCAACCAACTCGTCCGATAGGTATTCTTCTGTGATCACTTCCGCCAGTTCTGTCATTGTGTGTCTCCTGTCTCTGTTGTTTCTGCAATAGTCCGAAGCATCCTTTCAAAGTCATCCTCTTCGGGTCTTGCAATCCTTTCTGCTTTTTTAATTAGGTCAATTCCGAACGCTCTCTCTGCCAATGACATGAGTAGGTGCTTCTTCTCAAAGACGATGGACGATAAGAAGCCCTCTTTGTGGTTACTCAGCTTTCCGCATTCGATTAGGTAGAACTGATATTCTTTTTGATATGGGTGAGATTCGTAATTCTCAGCTATATAGAAGTCATTTTCCGCTAGATGGGGCATCGCTACGTTTCTGCGAACCCAGTATTGAGATATGAAGTCCACGATAGAGACCTCTACGTTGCGGTTTTTCAGCGAGTAAAGATGCTGTGGACGCGGTAGATGCTCCCACCGACTCTCGATTGCATACTTCATAGCCAGCTTGCAATAATCGAAGTAGGGCACTCCCAAGCGATCTGCCGACTGCCGTGCCTTCCAAATAGAGGTGATGATCGCTTTCTTGTTCTCAAGGAAATTCTCGACATTCAGAACCTTTATGTTCTGTCCGATATATAAGTCATTCCGTGATTGCGTGGTTT